AATATGCATAAATATGACCACACAAAAGGTTCTAAAGCATTTAGTTATTTTTCAGTTGTTGCTAAAAACTATTTAATTCTTCATAATAATAACAATTATAAAAAATATAAATCTCACGATAAGATGGAAGCATTAGATAAACATAGAAGTTCTGACTCACCAGGAGGTTCTGATTTTGAAACTTTAACAGAAGAAATTATTCAATACTTTGATTTAAATTTAAATACAATATTTAAAAAAGATAGAGATTTACAAATAGGTTATGCTATTGTAGATTTAATGAAACAACGAGAAGATATTGAAAATTTTAATAAAAAAGCTTTATATATTTTAATAAGAGAAATGACTAATGTAGAAACTACACATATTACATCAGTTGTTAATGTGTTAAAAAAACATTATAAAAAACTAATTAATAAATACCATCAATATGGGACAATAATAGTTGACTCATCGGGCTCATTCTTTTAAATAATTAACCCACTTCATTGTGGGTTTTTTATTTCATACAATTTCTCACAAATTTTATATTTATATATGAATAAGTATATCCAAAACGGAGATTCATATGGCAGACAAAAATGAAATATTTGATGGAAAAACCTTTCAAGACTTAACAAAGGACATCTATGAGAACACTACAAAGCGTAAAGTTCAAATAGATTTGTTAATATCAGAGATACATGGATTCATTACAACGATTGATGATGTGGTTATGGTAGCCCCTATCATAAAAGAATATATGGATACGGCTGTTAGAAACGATGAACATCTGGTTAAATTAGCTGGTGTTCTACAAAGAATTATTTCTAAATCACAAGGTGACTCTGATGAGTCAATGTTATTAAGTGATGAAGAAAAAGAAGAATTAATGGGAACACTTCAAGATACTGTAAATGATTTACAGAAAGAAAGTGAGAAACTTGAGGTTACAAAAAATAAAACAATTGATTTAGGGAGTAATTAATGGGTTCAGTATTTGTATCTCAACCTGATAGAACTATAAAAGGATTTGGTGGAGCTGAGTATTCTATTCCGTTTTACTTGCAATTTGTTCCTGGAAATGTAGTTGAGGCTGTACATTCTGAAGAAAGTTTAAGATATAATGGTGCTAGTACAATTAATTCAATTATAGCTGTACCACATTATACTGATAAAGTTTATAAAACAAGAGCTAGTGCTGGAGAAGATTATAGATATTATCCATTACTTAGGGGATTAACTGATGTTCCTTCAAAAGGAGATCCTGTTTTATTATGTACAATTGGTAAAGTAAAATATTACTTAGGGCCTATAAACGCACATACAAATAACCCAACTTGGAATGATGATCCATCTTATGTAGCTGAAGTGGTTAACTCTAATATAAATTTAGGAGCAACTAGTCCAAGAGGTGTAGATGGTCAAAGTTTAAATTTTAACAAAGATATTGAATATAGTAGAATGGGTAAAGATAGAAAAGTAGATTTAGATTATGGACCTGTTTTTGCAGAAACAACTGGTGATACAATAATTGAAGGAAGACATGGTAATAGTTTAAGAATAGGAAGTCGTAGTAATAACCCATACATTTTTGCATCAAATAGAAGAGTATCAACAAATTCTAAAGAAAGTATTGAAGATGGTAGTTTAATAAGCATAACATCTAATGGGAGTGTAAGACAACATTTTAATAACCTTGTTGATGGAGAAGGTAACCAGATTGAATTTAAATTGAACTCTGATAAATTAACAAATCCACTAAATAGAATAGGAGATGTTTGGTCGGAAGTAAATGGTGGAGTTGATGCTGATGAATTATATTTATATGGTGCAACAAAAGTCGAAGTAACAGATTTAAATACAGTAGGTTTAAAGGGAGTCGATGGAAACCAAATTTTAATTCATTCAGATAGAATTACTTTAAATACAAAACTTGATGATATTTTTATGTCATCAAAAAAAGATATACACATTGGAGCTGGTAGACATTTAACATTAACTACATCAGGAGGGCCTGATGTTAATACCGATAGTGTTATTTTTCAATCAAGTAATGTTAATATTGGTAATCCAAATAAGAAAAAAATGGAGGCGATGGTTTTAGGTGAAGCATTAAAAGCAGCATTAACTGGTATTGTAGATTTAATATCAAATTTAGAAATCAATACAGGCCTTGGACCACAAACATCAGTTTTATCTACAGGAGCAGTTGGTTATGGTGGACCTAAATTAAAGAAAAAAATTACAGAAATTAATACTCAAATTGACAACATAACAAGTATTTATCATAAAATAGAAGGAAACTAAAAGAGGTAATTATGAAAAAGAAAACAACTACAAGAAAAACAATTAGACAAATAGTAAGAGAAGAAGTTGCGGCGGCAATTCAAGAGGTAGTGACTGAATTAAAAAAACCATCACATACTCAAACAAGTAAACCTATTCAAGAAAAACATTATTCAAAAAATTCTGTATTGAATGATGTGTTGAATGAAACGGCTAATGACGATTGGAAAACATTGGGTGGTAGTGAATTTACAACTGATAGAATGAACGAGTTGGTTGGTGGACAATATGGTGATATGATGAAGAATACACCGCAACAAACTGTAAGTCCAAATGACCCAATGGCACAATTTTTAAATAAAGATTACAGTGAAGTTTTAGAAAAAGCTGAACAAAAACAAAAACAAAAACACGGAAGATAGTAATGAGTTTAAAGCAAAGAATAATTGAGGCTAAAGTTCAAGCACTACAAGATACTGGTGTTCAAAAACCTATAGATATAAAAGCTGGTTCTTATATTGAAAGGGAAGCTCAATATATAGCTGAGGCGGTAATTGATACATTGACTGAAGCAAACTTTACTATAACACAATTAAAAGCACCTGTTGTTGTTGAGAGGTTTAAAACACCTGACCAACCTGTAAACATTGAATTAGAAACTTTGTTAGGTGAATATCAACCTGTTTTGAAATTATTACATAAAATTGGAGACCCTCTTGGGGTAGGTAAATTAATAGACAAATTAGAAGGTGAGATAGAAAAGGCTATAACACCTTTATTAGAAGGTGGTGCTAAGTTAGCTGGATTAGATTTAGGAAAAGATAGTGGGGGATTAGAAGCTCATGGTTATGTTTACATAGGAGAAGATCCAGAATCAGAAGATGCATTTGATGTTGAAGATGAGGATGGACAGAGAAATTTTACAACCGTAAGATTGTTACCTGAAGATGGGGATGAGTTAATATAATGGCTATTAGAGATATATCAAGAAAACCATACATTGAAGATAATGATACTAATGTCAAAATTGGTATTGATTTACCAATTCGTAGAGATGATGCATTAGATGGATTTTTTGCATCAACTTCAACAACCATTGAGGCTGTAAAAAACAATATAAGAAATTTATTACAAACCAATGAGGGTGAAAGATTCTTTCAACCAAATTTAGGTTTAAATTTAAAAAGTCTTTTGTTTGAAAATTTTACCGAAGAAAATATAATTGGTGTTCAAGATGCTATATTGGATAAATTTGAATTTTGGTTACCATTTGTAGAGGTGAGAGATATACTAATTGAAACACAAGAAAGTAATCAAGTTGTTGGAGCTAATGAAATAAGGATAAAAATATTATTTAATATCATTCAAGACCCAAACACTTTAGAGTCAGTTACATTAGATTTTACTAATAATGATACAGATACATCATCAGTTGGTACTACTGGTGGCGGATATTAAATGGAGATAAATTATGCCAACATATGGTAATGAAAATTTTAAAGAATCAAATGTAAATTATTTAAATAAAGATTTTGCATCATTAAAACAATCTTTAATGACTTACGCTCAATCTTATTTTCCAAACACATATAGAGATTTTAATGAAACATCTCCTGGTATGATGTTATTGGAAATGAATGCGTATGTGGGTGATGTGTTATCGTTTTATATCGACCAACAATATCGTGAGATGTTATTACCGTTAGCAGAAGAAAGAAGAAATGTAATTAATATGGCTAAAATGTTTGGTTATAAAGTTAAACCAATTGTTCCTTCTTATGTTGATTTAACTTTTACATCAGATGTAAATGCTTCAAGTGGTGATTCGTCTAAGGTTGATTATTCAAATGCGGCAATGTTTGATGCTGGTATTGAATTAGTATCATCAACAAATTCAGATACTATTTTTACAACATTAGAGCCAATTGATTTTAGAATAACAGGTTCGACAGATGCGGAAACAATTTCTACAACAACTGATTCAGGTTTGGCTTCAACTTATAAATTATCAAGAACTGTAAAGGCCGTAAGTGCTACACAAAAAACAACTACATTTCAAATAAATAGTCCTGTTAAATTTAGAACTATAACTATACCTGATACAAATGTAATTGATATTGTTTCTTGTATAGATTCAAATGGAAATAATTGGTATGAAGTAGATTACTTAGCACAAGACAAAATTCCAATTCCAACTCATTATACAAACGACTCTAGTAGAGCTACAGCATATTCTAATGCTTTAAATGACAGTACATCAGATGTTGCTGTTCCATTTTCTTTAACCTACATTACAACACCAAAAAGATTTACCCGTGAAACAAATTTAGATAACACAACATCATTAATATTTGGTAATGGAGTTTTAAGAAATGGTGAAGTTGTAGATGAGGGATTTATAGATTTAGAACAAATTGGGATTGTTATTCCAGGACAAACAAATGATTTAAATCAATCTATCGACCCATTATTGGGTAATGAATATTCTACACTTGGTGAAACACCAAATCAAACAACTTTAACAATTACTTATAGAGTGGGTGGGGGAATAGGTTCAAATATCCCAAGTGGTGATGTAGCAACTTTACCTACACCTACACCAACACCGGATTTAGGTACAGCACCATTATTAGATGTTACAAATAATAATCCTGCTGTTGGTGGTAAAGATGAAGAGGATACAATTGAAATAAAAGAAAAAGCAAAAGCTTTTTTCTCAACACAAAACAGATGTGTTACTAAAGAAGACTATGAAGCTAGAGTTATGAATATTCCAGGTAAATTTGGAAATATGGCAAAAGTGTATGTTACGAGAAATGTTACTGGTGATGAACCTCAAAACAATCAAGAGTTTTTTACAACATTAAATAATGTTGGTACAAATAATACAAATATTATTGATAGTGTTCAATTAATTAGAGGTTATGTTTATAATGAAGACGATGGATTGTACAATAGAATGGTAGCAATAGGAAATGAGTTAGTGAATACCGAACAACTTACTCAAGCGATGGATACTCAAGTATCAAATTTACAAAACTATGGTTCTTTACCATCATATGAATTATCATCAATAAGTATTTATGTTTTAGCTTATAATAATAAAAAACAATTAGTTGGTAATCCAAATGCAATAAATCTTGGAAAAACTGATAATCTACCACAAACATTGTTAAGTAATATATCAGGTTATTTAAGTAATTTTAGATTAATGACAGATTCAATCTCATTATTTGATGGGTATATTGTAAACTTCGGTGTGTTCTTTGATATAATTGCTGAAAAATATGCAAACAAACAAGAAGTAAAATTCAGTTGTATTCAACGAATAAAAGATTATTTTAATATTAATAAAATGCAATTCAATCAACCAATTTATAAAAGTAATTTAGAATTTGAATTGATGGGTGTAGAGGGTGTTCGTTCTATTGGGCACGTGACACTTACACAAGATTATGATTATTTTTATGAAGATGCTGCAGGTAATGAAACCGATGGAGATAGTTTACCAAATTCTACATATTCTTATTCATACGATGCTAGTACAGGTGAATTTGAAGACTCATCAGGAGCTAATGGTGGTGGAACAGTTGGTTATGGGTATAAATATAATTTTAAAAATTCACTTTCAGAAGATAAAACAATTATATTACCACCAAACACATCAACACCTGCTGTGTTTGAATTAAAAAATTCAAATCAAAATATACAAGGGAGAGTTAGATAATGCATCATTTTATTTTTCCAACACAAGACACTTGGATTTCAAGTGGTAGTAGTAATATAGATGGTGAGTCTTTTAAAGACCAAAACTTTGGAAGAGACCAAATACTTGAAATTAAAAAAGAATTTTTCAATAGTTCATTTGATTATCAAACTAGAGCATTAGTTAATTTTAGTGGGACGGACTTTACTGAACTTTCCCAATCTGTATCAGACGGAACAATATCTTCTAATGCAGAATATTATTTAAAATTATATGAGGCTGAAGGTAATGCTGAATTAACCGAAGAATATAAATTAGTTGTTCAACCAATATCAGAATCTTGGACAGAAGGTACGGGAAAAAATGGTGACAATCCAAAGAATACAAATGGATGTAGTTTTGAAAATCGTAGTAATCCAATTGGTGGAACTGAAGTGACTTGGAGTACTGGGGGAGTTACTGTATTAAATATTAGTTCATCTACTCAAACTTTTTCAAATCAATCTCCTGATGTTGAGGTTGAGGTAACCGATATGGTAAATATGTGGTTTAAAAATGAAGCTGAAAACTATGGAATGTTAATTCGTTTTAGTGGAAGTCAAGAAACAGATAGTGAAACATTTGGCCATTTAAAATTTTTCTCAAGAAACACACACACAATTTTTTCACCACAATTAGAAGTTAGATGGGATGACCATCTACCTTGTACGGGTTCGAACACTGGCTCATTAAATGAATTAACAATGAGTGGATTAAGTGATAACTTTCTATATATGAAAGGTTTAAGAGAAAGTTATAAAGTTGGAGAAAGAGTTAAATTTAGAGTAGGAGCTAGAAAAAGATATATACAAAAAACTTTTACAACATCATTCCAAACAGCTACAGGTTCTTTTATTTCTGAAGGTAGTGGTTCATACGCTATTAAAGATGTAGCGACAGATGAGTTTATTGTTCCATTTAGTGGATTCACATCAATGAGTTGTGATAGTAATTCTAATTATTTTATTCAATACTTGGATGGATTTTATCCTGATAGAGTTTATAAAATACAATTAAAATTAAAATACAATGATGGACAAGAACAAGTATTTGATGATGATTTTGAATTTATAGTGAAAAGGAAATAGTTATGGCACAATATAATCAAGAACAAAATAATGATTTAATATCAACTACACCACCTGATACTGCATTAGAACAACTATTGGATAAAGTAGCTGATGCATTAATTCAAAGTCCATTAATTGACACTTCTAATATAGAAAGTTCTCAAAAAACAATCAGTAGAGGAAAAATACAAGTTGGTAGAGATTCAACAACTGATAGACTAATTTTATTTCAAAAAGATGTAAAAGCCAATCAAGAAGATTTATTACAAACAACAGAATTAGATAGTGGTGAGGTTATAAGTGCATTAGAAAATATAGCTAATCAAGTTGTTGATTTTAATACTTTAAGTGTTTCAGTTGAGGGGGGACAAAATGATTCAATTGATATAAGTCTTGTAGGTGGGGGATTTCCAGATGGTGGTGAAGATATTACACAATATATTGTAGGTGATGGTAATCCACTGAATGTAAGTCAATTTATATCCATAAAACAACAAACAACAATTATTGATGTTAATAGAGCTGAAGAATTTCTTGATACAAATATATTTGAACTACTTCCAACAGGTGATACTCGTCAAGCTAGGGTAGTTAGATTATTTCAAGAGTTAAATGCATTATTACCCCCATTACCAGGAACACAAGGAC